TGTTCAAGCGGCGCGGCTGGAGCGAGGAAGTGGCCGAGCAGTTTGCCGACAAGACGCTGGCCCGTGACCGCGACGGCGATGACCGCAAGGCGTGCATTGAGTGCAAGAACCTTCAGCGTGGCGGGACGTGTTTCGAGGCCGCCCAAGGGCGCATCGCTGGTGCTGATCGCCGGCTGACGCCAGTTCAAAACATCTTCCAGCGCTGCGAGCGCTTCACCTGGGCAACGCCAGCATGACAACGCAACTCATCAGGTACGAGGCCGCCCGCCATGCGCTGGCGGAATGCAAGGCCTTGGACGAAGTGAAAGAGTGGGCCGACCGGGCGGCGGCGATGCAGGCCTACGGGCGCATGGCCAACGACAAGGGCCTGGAGGTGGATGCCGCCGAAATTCGCATCCGCGCCGAGCGCCGGCTGGGAGAAATGATCGCTTTGCAGAAGGCGGATCAAGGTCTGAACAAGGGCACGCAGGGCCAGCTTGCCGGGAAATCGGCTGACGGTTCTCTGGCCCTCGTGAGTGACGAGGGCCAGAAAGCCACCCCAAAACTGGCCGATGTCGGCATCAGCTATGACCTGTCTAGCCGGGCACAAAAGCTGGCCGCAGTGCCTGAAGCCGAGTTCGAGCGCGAGGTGGTTGACTGGCGCGAACGGGTGAGCGAGGAAGGCAAGCGAGTCACGGCACGGCTTGAACAGGCTGGAGCCAAGGCGATGGATTCCGCCCGGCCGGCACCGCAGCCCGAGCCGGAACCGGAACCGGAGGGGCCATCCCTGGCGGAACTGGTGGACGAGTTGCAGCGCGAAAACGAGACGCTGACCGCGCAACTGAAGGCCACGGAAGCGGACGACCTGAAGGCCGAGGCGCTGAAGTGGCGCCGGGCCTATGACCATGCCTGCCGGCAGCAGTCGGAGGCCATGGAGCGAGCCACGGAGTCCGTGCGCCGCGAGGCCAAGACCATGAAACTCCTGCGCCGATGCGGCAAGGCCGTAGGCGAGGAAGACCCGGACAAGATCCCGCCGACCGTCGAGGCGATGGCGCGGGCATCCAAGAATGCGGCAGCATGAAAATCGAGCTTCGTCAGTACCAGCAGGATGCCTTTGACAAGGCGCGCGAGGCAGTTCGCCAGGGCGCCCGGCGCATCCTGATCTGTGCCCCTACGGGCGGCGGCAAGACGGTTGTTGCATCGGCCCTGATGGAAATGGTCCAGGCCAAGGGCAACCGGGCTGCGTTTGTTGTTGATCGGCTGTCGCTGATCCAGCAGACGAGCGACACCTTCGACCGCTACGGGCTGGACCATGGCGTGATTCAGGGCGGGCACTTCCGGTTCCGTCCGTCGATGCCGCTGCAAATCTGTTCGGTGCAGACGCTGGGCCGGCGCCGCTGGCCTGAAACGCACGTCGATGTGTTCGATGAGTGCCACGTCTTGCATGCGACCCACAAGAAGCGCATGGACGAACGCGCGAGCATCGTGATTGGCCTGACCGCCACCCCGTTCACGAAGGGCTTGGGCAAGTGGTTCGATGTGGTTATCAACGTCACCACGACGCGGGCGCTGATTGAGGCCGGGTGGCTGGCGCCGTACCTCGTGTTCTCCTGCACCGAGCCTGACATGGCTGGCGTCTCGGTCAAGTCAACCGGCGAGTGGGATGAGAAGGAGGCCAGCGGCAAGGCGCTGGAAGTGGTGGGCGATGTGGTGGCCGAGTACCTGAAGCATGGGGACGGCCGCAAGTTCATTTGCTCAGGCGTGGACACGGCGCACGTCGAGGAACTACAGCGCCAGTTTCTGGCGGCCGGCGTCAACGTGGCGACATACACCTACAAGGACAGCGAGGAAGACCGCGCCGACACGACGAGCGAGTTCAAGAAGCCGGACAGCCTGATTCGCGGGCTCATCACCGTCACCGCGGCATCGCGCGGTTTCGACATCCCTGATGTGTCCTGCGTCATCATGGCCCGGCCGCTGCGCAAGAGCCTGGCCGAGCATATCCAGCTGCTGGGGCGGGGCCTGCGCATCGCTGAAGGGAAGACCGATTGCGTGGTGCTGGATCACAGCGGCAACATGGCTCGCTTCTGGCAGGACTGCGAGGAATTCTTCGACGTTGGGATTGCCGAATTGGATGATGGCAAGACCAAGGAGAAGAAGAAGCCCGAGAAGAAGCCCGAGGCCGAGCCCATCAAGTGCCCGCAGTGCCGAACCCTGCACAAGCCGGCGCCGTTCTGCCCGAGCTGCGGGCACGAGTACCCCAAGCGCCAGTCGGTGCAACACGTTCCCGGCACGCTTAAGGAGTTGATCGCTGGTGGGCATCACCGCGAGTTGACCCGCGACTTGTGGCCGCAAGTGGCCGGCTACTGCCTGGAGCGGCGTGAAGGCGATGCTGCCCGCAAGCAGGCACTGGCGATCTACCGCGACATCACGGGCGACTGGCCCCGGATCAAGTGGGAGAACACGACGCCCATCGCTCCGACGAGCGAGGTCCGCAACAAGATTCGGTCGCAGCAGATCCGTTTTGCCAAGGGCAGGGCAAAGGGCGGGGAGGCGCGGGCATGAGGTTCGAGGATGCTCTCCGGTTGGCTGGCCTGATACCGCGCGACATCGTGCCTGACGGCAAGATTCGACGCTGCTCCACGGCCGACAAACCGGGCAAGCGCAACGGCTGGTACTCACTGCACCCGGATGGCCATGGCTCATGGGGCGATTGGGGAACTGGCTCCGGCGAGGCCTTGGGCCATTGGCGTGATGAACTGGCCCAGAACATCGGCCAGTCTGCCGAGGTGGCCGAACGCATGCGCCAGCAACGCGCCCAGGAACGCGCCACACGCATCCGCGCCATTGCTGGCGCCCGCCGAGCGTGGGAGGCCGCCCGGCCGATGCGCAAGCTGCACCCCTATCTGGAGCGCAAGGGCCTGTCCGCAATGGGCTGCGCTGCCTTGCGTGAGGCTGGCGGGCTGCTGGTGGTCCCGGTGATGTGGGGCGATTCGCTGGTGAGCATCCAGACCATCAGCGCAGACGGCGAAAAGAAGTTCTATCCCGGCGCCCCGGTGAAGGGCGGGGCTCATGTGATGAGCCGCCAGCACTCCGCGCTGTCTGCGTTCTGCGAAGGACTGGCGACTGGCTTGGCCGTCTACCAGGCCGTCAAGCAGGCCACGGTGGTGGTGGCGTTTGATGCTGGAAACCTGCTGCCTGTGATTCAGCGCATGAAGCCCACCGGATCGGTGGTGCTGTGCGCCGACAACGACCACGGCACCCAGGCGCGCAGAGGGTTCAACCCAGGCCGCGAGAAGGCCGCCAATGCCGCCGAGTTGATTGGGGCAGGGGTTGCATGGCCTGAAGGGATTGAAGGCACGGACTGGTGCGATGCGCTGGCCGAGTACGGGCAGGGAGCCCACAAGCGCATTGAGCGGCGAATTCTGAGCGGTGCTCGCTACGTGGTGAACACGTCATGACCAGGACCGCCGTGCGCCTCGCGGAAACGTATGGGCCTGAATGGGCTGGCAGGGCAGGAATCACCGGGGGTAGTCGTCGCCCCGTCATCAAACGACACCGCACTGGCGAAAGCCTAGGGGGCAGTTCCCGAACGATGCGGCGGCTGGCGTCGATCCCACGGCCGGGGGTTTCGCAAGGAGCGGAACTGGTGGGAGTCCCGCAAGGGGGTGACGTTCTTCCCTCCCGAACTTCCAGGCCATGGGGGTTAGGGGGGCGATTGGGTGACAACGAATACACGGTGGAGTGTGTGATGTCAGAGAAGAAGGTTTTCAAACTCGTTCACGCAGACGCCCGGCGCCGCGCTGGTGCTGCTGTTGCGAGCGCACCGGACGGCTACGTGGTGGCCGTGGGCGAGCCAACCCGTTCGCTTGACCAGAACGCGGCGCAATGGCCCTACCTCGATGCCTTCAGCAAGCAACTGACGTGGCCTGTGAATGGCGCCATGGTCAAGATGACGCCCGAGGAATGGAAGGACGTTCTGACGGCTGCTTTCCAGGGTGAAACCGTCCGGCTGGCCCAGGGCTTGAATGGCGGCGTGGTGATGCTGGGCCTGCGGACATCGGAAATGGGCAAGCGCCGCTTCAGCGAGTGGCTGGAGTTCCTGATTGCCACAGCCGCAATGCGTGAGGTGGAGGTCTATCCCGACACGCGCGAGGCCACATGCTGACCCGCAAGCCTCGCTCACCCGCCCAGCGCGGCATGTTGCTGTCCAGCATTGCGTCCGGCACCTATCGCGCCCGCCCGGCACGCATGGCCGTGATCGCCACTGAGCAGGCCCGCCCGAAGGACGTGCCGGTGCGCGACGAACCCTATCGCCGCTGGGTTGCCACGCTGCCGTGCATGGCTTGCGGCATCCACGGCTACAGCCAGGCTGCGCACCCCGACCAGGGTCGCGGCCTGGGCCAGAAGGCCAGCGACCGCGACACCTTCCCGCTGTGCTGCACCCGGCCGCTGATGCCCGGATGCCACATCGAACATGACCAACTTCTTGGCATGACGCTGGACGAGCGCCGGGCGCGGGAACTGGACTACATCGCCCGCATGAAGCCGCTGGCTGCGGCTGCGGGCTGGACGAAGGAGCAAGACCATGCCCAACAGTAACGGACGCGAGCACCAGCCGCTGCAAAACAACCCCTGGGGCCTCACGCAGCGCCAGGCCGAGACGATGGACGCCCTGTGCCGCACTGGTTGCGACAAGTCGGTAGCCCGGGCTCTGGGCATCAGCGTCAAGACCGTCGAAACAACGATGCAGCGCGTGAACGCCAAGGTTCCTGGGTCGAACCGCGTGCAGAAGGTCATCGCTTGGGACCGCTGGCGCCGTGGGGGTGCAGCATGACCATCGTCCTCGGAATTGACATCGGCGTTACCGGCGCTCTGACCGCAGTCGATTCGCGCGGCAGTTGCCAGATCCGCGACTTGCCCACGCAGTCGGTCGAGGTGAAGGCCAAGGCCGGCAGCAAGGCCATGGTGAAGCGCCGCCTCTGCCCGGTAGGCCTGATGCGCCTCGTCCGCGAGTTCGTGCCGGCCGGTGAGGCTGGCCTGGCGCTCTACGAGGACGTGCACAGCATGCCGGGCGACAGCGGGCCCAGCGGGTTCTCGCTGGGTGAGTCGCGCGGCATCGTGCGGGCGGTGCTCGAGCTGGCCAGGATGGACGCCCGGGCGGTTCAGCCTCAGGCCTGGAAGAAGCACTACGGCATCGTCAAGGACACGAAGGGCAACCAGGCAAGGGAACGCGCTGCGCTGCTGTACCCGGCTGCAGCGCCTTTGCTGGCCCGCGTGAAAGACCACAACCGCGCCGACTCGGTGCTGATCGCCCACTACGGGCTGGGAGTGTTGGCATGAACATGCGACAACTGAACCGGCGGCAAACCGCCCGGCAGCTCGCCTACTCGCGCATCTGGGCGCCAGACCGTTTCGACGTGAGCTATGGCTACATCGACGAGGACGACGAAGGTGTATGCCTCCGATGCCTTGGAGACGGCCGCGATCCTTGGAATGACCACGTTCTGCCGTGCCCGGTGTGCCGGCCTGAGGGGCTGCCATGAACTGCGGCCCCAACGTCAGCGGCGCCGTCCGCCGCAAGCAGTTCGACGTCATCCGCGAGCTGATGATGTCGCCGCGCACCATCCAGGAGCTGAGCCAACTCTGCGAGCTGGGCGAGAACGCGACCCGCGACTTGCTCATCATCGCCATGGAATCAGGCCTGGTGCACATCACGCCCGGCGCGCGCAATGGCCGTTGCAGGCCTGCGCACGTCTACCACTGGTGCCCGGTCCCGTTCGAGAAGCCTGAGACGGCGAAGACGAGGGAGGCAGCTTGAGCGAAAAAGCAACATGCCGCGACTGCAAGCATGCCGTGTGGCAGCGCACGCCGACAGGCCGGATCAAGCGTTTTACGGCAGGGCACTGCGCGAAGGACCGCGAGCTGCTGCAGGTGTACGCCGTCCAAAATCCGGCCCCGTGCATTGTTCTCGGCCGCACGCACGTCACCTCGGTATGGCCGGATTACGACGCCAGCGGGTGCCCGATGCGCGAGCAGATCAAGGAGCCAAAGTGATGCTCATCCTCCGACGCCTGGGAAGAGGAAATTGGAGCCCCGTGACGCTGACCTACGACGCCGACCACCAGGGCCAGATGCCGACGCCTGTGCAGGCCAGGGTCGGCGCCAGGATCGAGCTGGCGGGGGTGGTTTATCGGGTGCGAGGGTGACATGCGCCGCGCTGCCCACCGACACCACCGCGAGCCTGTTGTCAGCGCTCCCGCCGTCACTGTTCCTGGCTGCAGTGGCAAGCGCTGCTACGCCGACAAGGCCACGGCGGCACGGCTGGCAAAGCGCACGCGCCGCGATCATGACGCCCGGGTGTCCGAGTACCGCTGCGTGCACTGCCATATGTGGCACATCGGGGAGCGGTGACCGGGTGGGCGGCCAGCTTGACCTATTCGGCGAGGGCTTCGATGACCCGGGCGAACTGCCGCCCGACGAATCCGATGACGACCCGCTGGTCAAGCTCCCCATCATTCACCGGACTGTCCCGGCGGCAGAGCGGAGCATGCCGGTCACGTCCGGGGCTTGTTCGGTCTTCGCGCGCGGCGCTGTCCTGGCGGTGCAGCAGATGGCTGCCGAGGCAAGGGCAAGGCGGAAGGCCGAGGGAACGCCCGGTGAGGCCAAGCCGCTGTACCGCGTGGTCAGGAAAGCCGGCGTGACGCAGTGCGAGCGGATCTTGCCGCAGGAAACCGAGGAATGGGCCGAGCGCGAGCGGGCAAGGCGGGCCAGGCAGAGGCCACCGAAGCCGACCAAGGCGGCAAAGACGAAGGGGGCGAAGTTGCTGGAAATGATTGGGGGCGGGAATGGGTAGGCCGTCAAAGCTCACGCCCGCGCAGTGGGAGGAAATCGGGCGCCGGCTGCTGGAGGGGGAAACCGCCCGCAACCTTGGGGCGCAGTTCGGCGTCAGTGACACGGCCATCCGCAAAAAGTTCGGCGCGAACCAAACCATAAGTTTGCAAAGTTCTAAGGTTCGCAGCGCAGCCGAAAAACTGGCTGAAGCCAACACCGCGCTGGAGTTGCTCCCGGCTGCCCAGCGACAGGTTGCCATCTCTCTTGCCGATGAGTTGCGCCAGATCAGCACCCACCTTGCAGGGGCTGCCAAGTTTGGGAGCGCGACCGCCCACCGACTGGCAGGCGTTGCCCACGCCAAGGTTCAGGAGATGGACGACGCAGCCCCGCTGAGTCCTGAGAGCCTGGAGGCGCTGAAAGGGGTCTCCGCGCTCACCAAACTGGCAAACGAGGCCGGAAGCCTGGGGATTAACCTGCTGGCCGCCAACCGTGAGGCAGTCAAGGCGCTGAACGACAGGCCGCCAGCCGCCCGCACCATCAACCCGAAGGCTGTCAGCACCAGCGCCCTGAAGGAGCTGATGGCCGCACGGGAGAGCGCGGCCGGTGATTGACACCCTGACCGACGATGATTGGCGGGAGCTTGAGCGGGAGTTGTGCAGCCGCAGCCTTGTCGAGTTCATCCGCCGCGCCTGGCCGGTGCTGGAACCTGGGCAGCCCTACATCCACGGCTGGCACATGGATGCCATCGCCGAGCATCTGGAGGCCGTCACCCGGGGACAGATCAACCGCCTACTGATCAACATCCCGCCCGGCACCATGAAGAGCATGGCGACGGCTGTTTTCTGGCCGGCCTGGGAGTGGGGGCCGATGCAGATGCCGCACATCCGGTTCATTGGGGCCAGCCACGAAGAGGGGCTCGCCATCCGCGACAGCGTGAAGATGCGCCGGCTGGTAGCGAGCGAGTGGTATCAACGGCTGTGGCCGACCGCCCTCATGGGCGACCAGAACGCGAAAACATATTTCGAGAACGACAGCACCGGCTGGCGGCAGGCAACCCCGGTCGGGTCGATGACCGGCCGCCGCGGTGACCGCGTGACATGGGACGACCCGCACAGCGTCGAGGACGCCCACTCCGATGCAAAGTTGGAGAACGCAAACCGGGTCTTCCGTGAGACGCTGCCGACCCGCCTGAACAGCCCGGCGAAGTCGGCCATCATCGTGGTGATGCAGCGCATGTCGAAGAAGGACGTGTCTGGCGTGATTCTTGACAGCGACCTCGGGTATGAGCACCTGTGCCTTCCCATGGAGTGGGAGGCGCCGCGCAAAGCGACCAGCATCGGATTCACCGATCCGCGAAGCAAGCCCGGCGAGCTGCTGTTCCCTGAGCGCTTCCCGCGTGATGTTGTGGAGCGAGACAAGAAGATCATGGGCAGCTACGCCGTCGCCGGCCAGTTCCAGCAGCGCCCGAGCCCAGCCCAGGGCGGCGTCATCAAGCCCGACATGATCGGCACCGTCGACGCCATCCCGTTTGGCGTGGTCGAGTGGTGTCGCGGCTGGGATCTGGGCGCCACGCTTGACGGCGACTACACGGTGGGTTCCAAGCTGGGCCGCCTGGCCGATGGACGCTACATCATCGCCGACGTGGTGCGCGACCGCCTGGAATCGTCCGAGCGCGACATGCTGATGAAGAACACCGCCGACCGCGACGGCCGGGGCATCAAGCAGTCCATCCCACAGGACCCGGGCCAGGCCGGTAAATCACAGGTGGCCGCCTTCGCGCGCCTGCTGGCCGGGCACTCGCTGCACTTCTCGCCCGAGACCGGCGACAAAGTGACGCGCGCCGACCCGCTGTCCAGCCAGATCAACGCCGGCAACGTTGTGATGCTGCGGGCGCCGTGGAATGACGCGCTGATCGAGGAAATGCGCCTCTTCCCGAACGGCACCTATGACGATCAGGTGGACGGCTGCGCGCGTGCCTTCAATGGGCTACTGAATCCGGCCGCCGGCATCTTCGCCTGACCCTCTCCCTAGCATCTGCCGGGACCATCAAAAAGGGCCCGACACATGGCAGACCTCACCAGCGGCGCGAGCGCCAAAGTCCAGATTGACCCCGGCAAGTCGATTCGCGTCGAGGCCGAGGGCGGCACGACTGGCGCAACGGTGCGATTTGGCCGCGTGATGATCCGGGCTGTTCAGTAATCCCATCCCCTGCCGGTACACATGACCTCCCGCAGCAAGACCGCCAAGCACTCCCCCAAGGCCAGGCCGATCAAGCCGCGCCCTCCGAAGCCCAAGAGGCCCGCCGAATGATCACCGTCAACACCACCGATCTGGAAATCATCCGCGCCCGGCAAGCCCTGGCCGGCTACGGCATCGACGGCAAGCGGCCGACCGCGTGGGATCAGTACGGCTGGCCGGCGGTGGTCACCTTCGACCAGTTGCTGACGGCCTATGAGCGCACCGGGGCCGGCACTGGTGCCGTGCACCGCCTGCTCGACAAGTGCTGGCAGGCCGTGCCGCGCGTGAAGCGACCCGACAGCGATGCCGTGACGCCGTGGGAGACCAAGACGGCCGAGGTGCTGGCGGCCGTGAGCGCTTGGGCGAAGTTGCGCGACACAGACCGGCGCAACATGGTCGGGCGCTTCTCGGCCGTGGTCTACCGCATGCGCGACGGCAAGGCCTGGGATCAGCCGCTGGAGCGCGCCACCGAGCTGGTAGACCTGCTGCCGCTGTACGAAAGCCAGATCAAGGTGGCCGGCTGGTACGAAGACCAGACCGCCGACAACTACGGCCAGCCGCGCATGTTCTCGATCCGCACGAAGCCACTAGGCAACGGCGACACGATGGCCCGGCCGGAAGCGTGGATCGACGTGCACCCGAGCCGCGTGCAGATCCTGGCAGAGGGAAGCGTCGGCGATATGTTCGACGGCGTGCCACTGTTGCGGGCCGGGTACAACGCGCTGGTGGACCTGGAGAAGATTCAAGGCGGCAGCGCTGAAGGGTTCCTGAAGAACAGCGCGCGGACCATCGTGTTCAAGTACGAGCCCGGCGCCAGCGTGCAGGCCATCCAGCAGGCCGACGGAAGCACGAAGACTGTGCGCCAGATCCACGAAGAGCAGACGCAGGCGCTGAACCGCAACCAAGACAGCAGCATCGTGCTCCAAGGTGGCGATGCGACGACGCTTCAAACCACGGTCGCCGACCCGACCGGCTCATGGCAGACCGCGGCCAATGTGTTCGCCGCCTCGGTGCGCATCCCGTTCACGATCCTGTTCGGCCAGCAGACCGGGCGACTGGCAAGCGACGAGGACAAGGCCGATTTCATCGCCCGCGCCAAGAGCAGGCAGGCCAACGAGTTGACGCCATTCCTGGCGCAGTTTGTCACCCGCATGCAAGCCGCTGGCGTGATCGAGCCCGGGCCGTTTGAGATCGAGTGGCCGGACATTGCTGCGCCGACTGACGACGACCGCCTGAGCAACGTCGGGAAGATGACGACGGCCAATCAGCAAGCCTTCCAAGCCGGGCAAGGCCCCATCTTCACCGAGGACGAGATTCGCAAGGCTGGCGGCTATGAGCCGATGGCTGGCGATACGGGCGGCATGCCGGGTGATGGTGGAAGCGCTGGGGCTGCGTGAGCCCCGAATGAATGGAGAAGTAACGACCATGGCAGACCTATCCACTAGCGCTAGAGCAAAGGTTCAGATCGACGCCGGGCAAAGCCTGCGGGTCGAATCCGAGGGCGGTTCCGCCACAGTGACGGCCATCTATGGCGCGCCAGCAGGCGCAACCGTCGTCACCGGATCTTCAGTGTTCGGCCCCTACGGTGTGCCTGCGGTTCTCAGCGTGCTGTGCACCAGTGGGACGGCAAGCTAC